TTTTTTTTTTTTTTTTTTTTTGCCAACTCAAACGGTATTTTGGCTTATGAAATTAAATCCTTCACATAGTGTAGGAACTCAAAACTAAGAAAAGAGGCTAGCCTTCCAACCTTTCATCCTGTAGGCAGGAATACAAGGGGTTGACCCGGGCTATTTAATCCCAATAGGAACTTGGGAACCAAAACACATTTACAACTTCAACCTTGGTTCTGACTTAACAGAATTACTTTTAGGCTTGGGACTGCGGAGAGTCGTCCATGAATCATCCTTAATAGAAAGTTTATCAACATCAGCTAAAAGCCCCTCATCTTCACGGGACGAGCCTTTCGACTCACCCTTAATCAATGAACGAAGCGTAAGGATCTCATCACGGGATAATGGCATAGATGTAATGGCACCTGTAAGAGTCGGCGCCATACCAGAAAACTCGATATCCAGATAAATAAACATAGAACCCAAAAGAGTAGTAGCCAGGGGCACATCACCAGTGATATTCACCCCAGCAACAAAGCCATACGACTCACGAACGGCTGCAATAGGTAGACCAAATGTATAAATGGCGTTGCCAGAAGGACTAGCAGTGTACAGCCAAGCATCATTAAATTTTTTATCAGATTCCAAACTAACAGATATACCTTGCCATGCTGGAGCTGAAACGGCAGAAGGCATAGTTAAAATAAGGGCACGAGTTGGGGTAGCAATGGGTGAACCAACCGGTACACGCTCAAAGTGATCAACAGCCCTACAAATGCACATAGTGATCTGCTTGTTAGTAACTGAACCAGTACAAGGGACATACTCAAGTCGGGCACTTGAAATTCTATAACGATCGTACATAAGAGCGTTTGGCCGAACCGTACTACCAGTGGCAGGCGTATAAACTCCATTCGTAGGTGAAAAATAATACTGCCCACCAATATTGTTAAGACCATCAGGCAACCAATAAACCTCATTTCCAGGAGTTTGTTGAATGTCCCCAAGGAACACTTTAGCATGAACTTTGGTGGTCATAAAGCTGGTCTTGCGTTCCTTAGAAGCATTACCGCGCATCACCTTGGACTGCGCATTGAAAGCAACGGTGGGTCTGTCCACAGGGAATTTACCCGTCTGAAAACCCCCCAAACCACCATTACGGGGATGGCCACGAGCATGGCCCATAGCGGGCTTCCCGGGATTATTGCGGTTCCACTTATTTTGCTGAGCTTTAGTTCTACCAGTGCCACGATCAGCCATATAACCAGTACCAAAACGATTAAACCGCATATAGCCAAAACGACCATCATGATAACGGTCAGTCCATCCTTCGCCATTGCGGTTACGGTAATAAACCTGCTGTTTACCATTAAAAGTGCGAGTCGCGCCAGGTTGAACACGCGCTCCCTGAATTGTTCGGCGGCGGGAATTACTTCGGCCGCGTTGTGCATTTCGATAAGACATAAAATTGTCAGAATTAAACTTAGAATTAAAGTCGCCCTTTGGTTTATTCGCCAACGACTTTTGATAAAGGCGAAATCGAGAGCGATCCTCTGGAGAAAACTCCCAAGGATACTCCCTACCAAAGTATTTACGAATGGGCGCAGTTAAACTATTAGTAAGCACATCAAAACGGGAAGGCGAGACAAAGTTAACACGATCAGGAACACCAAATAAATAAGAAGCAACATACTCTCCAAAAGAAGGGGCGTCATCATCAACGAGGCCAGGGTTGCGAACATAAGATTTAGAAATTTCTTCAACAGACATGATTTAAATTGGAAGCCAAATTACAACGTGTCGAAAACCAAGGTCAAAGCTAAACTGAAATAATGAAAGGGAAAAAAGAAAACCAATCATTCAGCAGCTTGAAGATAGTGTTTTTCAATCATAAATTTAGGCCAATGCAGAGTCATAATAAGCTCCAAAGTAGAGTCATCAGAACCTTGCATGGTCGGTTTACCAGATAATTGAGAGCTAAAATGTTCAAACAAGTATTCAATAGCTCGATCACAAATATCCCGCAAATACTCATCAAACCAGACTTCAACGCGAATAGATAAAAAGCGCCGGAGTATAACACGCGGGTGGTCATCTTGTTTTTTCAAAAATAAAGAAGCGATCATTTTCTCTCGCTTCATCAGAGGCACATAACACCCCTTATACAGGGTGAAATGCATACTACAAAATTCTAATAAATCTATAGTTTGATTGGTATCGTCATTATCAGTATTAAATTTCAAAATGACACCAATAGATAAAAAAGTTTTAGCGACTAAACTAGGCAACATTAAATAGTCTACATCATTAGACCAAGAACAAATAACGTCATCTCCCATGACAACCAAGTGAACATGTTTAGAAAAAGAATTCCAGGTGGGCTCAAAACGAGTGTCACCACATACGACTTTACACCAATGATAAAACCAATACAACACATGTATCAAAGTATTATCGGTTAAAGTATTAATTTGTCCACTGGGCTGACCTACTTTTTTAGAATACAAATCACCTTTTGCACCAACAATCCAACTATTCAAAACATTTTCATAAAAATACTCAAAGGCCTTCTTCATAGAATCATCTTTAACACAACTAGCGCGCCATTTAGCAATAAAATCAAAAGAAGGTGGCATAACACTACCATCCCAACGCGTAGCATCACCGTGCATTCGATTTGGAAAGAAAAGAATATGCTCCGCAAGGCGATGCCACATGCGGTTAAACTTGGTGACACCAACCCAACAGGGCGAACGAAAGGAG